ATTGATTTATTTTATTTAAGGGGATAGATATGGTAGATATGGTGAATAGACCTCCACATTACTTGGTAGGTGGTATAGAAGCAATAGATGTGATTAAAAGTCGTTTAACTAAAGAAGAATACATTGGGTATCTTAAAGGCTGTAAGTTAAAGTATGACTTACGTTATCCGTTTAAAGATAATCCACAACAAGATTTAGAAAAGTCTGATTGGTATAAAAATAAACTATTACAAGCTACTAGAGACGAAGATGCTGTAAATCCACCTGAAGTAGAAGCTATTTTAGAAAGATTTGATGATGAGTAAAATATATTGGATATTTGTTGTTGTAATGGCAGCATTGGCTATCTTTTATACAGAGCAATCATTTGGTCAGACTACAACCATATTGGCACCAGACGGTTCTGTAACTATTTGTCAAGTAGGTAGCAATGGTATAGTTATCTGTGTCTAATGCTATGCGTAATGCGTATGCTAGTCATACAGACTTTGGCTTTTTAAGAGGTGTAATACTAGAGAATCCAAAAGCTATGCCATCTAACATTGACATGGTTTTTGAAAGACGTGGAAACTTTCTTATTGGAGAGTGGAAGCGTGAAGATGAGGAGATATCTCTAGGTCAAAAGATACTGTTAAAAGCATTAGCAAACCAAGATAATTTTACTGTGTTAGTTATAAATGGATATAGTGATTATACTGATACTGAGGTAGATAAGTTTTATAAGGTTACTCAAGATAAACTTGTTATTCTTGGTAATGGTATAGAAGGATTAAAAGACTATATAGATGCTTGGTATCAGTCATCTAATGGTGTAAGTTCACTATAGAGTGATAACTCTTCACCACTAATTTCTATAAGTGAGTCATCATCTAGTTGAATGACAATAGTGCTATCGCCATGCAATGCTTCACAGGATACGATAGTTCTACCTAGCATGTGATTACAGATAGTCTCTACATCTGAACGTTGCATAATTGTCCTATATATTTACTAAAGAGTCTTTGACAATCTTTTCTGATTTAACAGACCTTGCCCACGACCCACAATTTTGACATTGATAGCGTTGATAAATAGCAGTTCTACTTCTTTGTGTACCACGAGATTGTAATTTGCGTGAAGCACAATTAGGACAACAAACGTCAGCAGAATATGCGTTATGATTTGGATGTTGTTTAATCCAACCCTTGAATTTATCGTAGACTTTTTCAAGTAATATAACATCATTCTTATTATATTCTTCCATAACTTTCCATGCCTTACGGTCATCATTCATACACTTAACCCATAAAGTATGACCTTCATGTGCTGTCTTACTACCTAATCCTAAAGCCTGTGCAACATAATCTAATTTGTTAGAAACAAATCTAAACTGTCTACGAGCTACTTGTAATAAATCTATCTGTTTGGAGGGTGCTGGGGGTGGCATACCAGAGAGTAAAAACTCTTTGTGTAGTATGGGTATGTCAAACCTAGAACCGTTGTAATGGACTATGGCATCAGCTTCGTCAAGAAGTTTATGCACAGAGTCTAGCATTTTTTGTTTGCCAGATTTTTGAATAGAGTCAAACATGATTTTAGATTCACCGTACCACTTGGCTGCATAGCAAAGAGTATAAGATGATTCTAGTAATTGGTTTATAGAGATGTTCTGGTCAAAGATACCCCAGACATGAGCAGTATTTGGTGCTACTTCTATATCAATAAGTAATATTTTCATAGTAGTCTCTAGTGTTGAGATACTTGATTATATACTAGATAAATAATTAACATGAGTAATACATATTTAAAGTGGTCTATAGCACAAAGGATATCGCAGATAAAATAATCTAGCATATCTTAATTGTGGCTGTTTTAGCTTTCTTTAGTTTGTCAAAAAACTTTTTATAAGCTATTTTAGAGTTGCCTATGAAGTCTTTACCTGCCCATGTTGTGCCAAGTAATATACATCCATCTGTATCTGCTGAAGTATTGCCTGAATGAATACGAACACCAGTAAAGTCAGGAACGTTTAGTATGTGTGGCATGTCCTGTTTAAAGCGTACAGAAGCGTCTATAACGAGTTTATATTCACCAATAGGAATAGCAGTCTTACCTAATACTTTAGTGCCATTTCTGACTACATCTTCTAATGTATAACACTCATATACACCGTCTACATACATCTTGCCTACCGTATGTGTGTCTTTAAATTCAAATCTTTTTACTTCAATCAACATAAGAATTAATATACTTTAAAAAAATAGTAAGATAGTCCATAAGAGCAATAAATACTAAACCAATACCCATGACTAGAAGTAACATACCTACTACAATAAGTTTGAGTATGTTTAATCCGATAAAGTTAAGTATGTTTAAAAATATCATTTCTTTTTGATATAGAACAGACTACGTTCACCAAATAAGTAGAAACCTACAGCACTAGCAAAGTTATCTACTTCTTGTGTAGATATGCCTTGTAGGTGCATTGTAGCCCATGTGCCTAATACAATAAGACCAATCATAGGTCTCATAAGTCTAGTGATAGCTTCTACCCAAGGATAAGATGGGTTACCAGAACCTGCTTCATTCATTACTTTAAAGAACTCTAAGTCAATAGATTTCATTTGAGCATACTGTTCTATAGTAGCTGGTTTGAATTGTTCAGGTGCTATAAAACGATTAATAAGAGATTTACCTAAGTCCATAACAACTGGAGCAAAAGCAGATAACATGGTGATTGGGTCCATTAGAATTGCCTTCCTAATCCAAATAAAAGTTGTTTTTCATAAGGGTTTGCATTTGCTGTTGCTTTTAATAACCAGTCATTCATTTGTTTTGCATATTCAGCATTAACACCCAAACCTTGACTACTATAATCAGCACCACCAGTAAATTGACCACCTGCTAATGGCGTTGTGTATTGTGCTGAAGCATTAGGATAGTTACCGCCCATAACTCTAGCCATAACATTACCATCACGATATTCACCATAAGGAGCAACATTACCTGGTTGACTTAATATGCCACCTCTAAAGTTTTGGTTTGTTAAAGCAACGTCTTTATATATTGGGTTTGTACCTTCTTTACCAATAGTGCCACTTAATAAACCAACAGGAGTTTCTTGATAAGCATTAACATTGCCGCCTAATGTAGGTCTTGTATAAGCATTTAAGTTTAAGTTTTCATTACCTACGCTAGTAGCATTTGGTTGAGTATTTTGTTGTTCTGTTAATTGCCTTAAAAATTCTGCAATATCCATTATAATTCCTTAGGGTCAAAGCCATACATCTTGGCTACACGCTTTTGTAGTTTTAAGAATAAACCTTTATGACTAGCATATTGTTCTGTTTTAGGTGAGTCTATATATACGCACATGTGGATAATCTCATGGCATAAAGTCATTAAGACAGGATATAGATGAGAATGACGTGCAGTAGATATAGTAATAACATGAGGTTCACCTTGTTCTGGTGGTTCATATTGCCCACATATAGTATCGTCATGCAACACTACGAAATCAACGCGGGAAGCGGGAGGAAGTTTAAACTCATCAAATATCGGCATGTCAATTAGAGCAGAATAAAGATTGCTTATATTTTGCTCTGTAATCCACATTTTATTTTGCCATCCAATGATTAGCAATGAATGTTATGAAGCCACCAATAGCAGATGCAATTGCCATACCTGCCCAGAAACCACCTTTAGACTTGTTAGCAAGCTCTAGAAGTAATTTAATATCTACCTCTAAACTATCTACTTTATGTTCTAAATTTTGTACTTGGGCAATAAGTTTTCCGTATTGGATTGGGTCTATTTCGTTACTCATTCTTGTCCTTGCTCTTGTTGTTGAGTGAGTGATAATAAACCTGCTTGTTGAGGCAATGTAATTGTTGCTCGTTCAGGTTGCGTTAAAATACCAGATGGTTTTGCACCACTTACTTTATATAACGTTTTAGCTAATAATGTTTTAAATGCAGGACTTCTAGTAGCTAAAAAGCCAGCAGTTCTTTGCCAATTTTCAGCAAGCCAACCCATAGCAATAGGGTCTTTATTTAAGTCCATAAATGCACGTCTTTCAACTACATCTAAAGTATCTAAAAGTTTAGACTCTGTTTTATTAAGTCTTACAATATCTGGAGCTTCACCTGCTACTTTTTCTTTTAACCCACGTGCTAATGCTTTTTGAGCTTCTACTTCTGTAGTTCCCATTTGACCATATTTTTTTTGTAATGCAGAGTATGTGCCTTGTTTAATTTCTTGAGCTGTTTGCACAGGAATGGTTTGTTTAGGACCACCTAATGGTGTTCTATTAGTTGTCATAAATTCATTAGCAACTTGGTCAATAGCAGCTAAATCAGCAGTAGGATTAACTTGGTTAGATTTTTTAGCACGTAACTCATCTAAATAACCTAATACGTCAGTTTTATTTACTGTACCTGTAGATGATTTTACTTTATCAGCTATTTGCTCATTAATGCCAGCAATTTTATTTTTCATTACTTCTACTGATTCTCTGGAAATATCTAATCCATTTTCTAAAAGAGTTCTTGCAGCGACATCTGCCTTACCTGTTTTTAATTGTTTGTAAGTTGGCTTTAAAGCACTTTGCATTAACTCATAAGACTTTTGCTCTAATCTAGGTCTAATAGATGGTAATGCTTCACCTATTTTAGATATTCCAACTTTTGCTTGCTCTATTGCTTGTGGAGTTTGCATCATAGGCATACCTGTTACAGGTCTTAACCTTGACAATGAAGATACCTGTGATAATGCAGGTAAACCTTCTATACCTGATTGTTGAATTACATCTGCAACTTTAGGTAGATATTCTTGACCAGATACAGTTCTAGGTTGATACATAAAGCGTTGACCTTCTTTAGCAACTGATTGCTCAAAAGGCAAATTAGTACCACCAAATCTTTCAGGTAATAATGCTTTAGTAGCACCATATAAACTACCATAAGTACCAGTAGCTAATGCAGCAGGAACTTCTAATGCACCTGTAATCTTATTAAAGAATCCAGCACCAGCTTTACGTTGTGCTAATTGACCACGTTCTGTTGCTTGTTGCTCTCTTAATGCTAATGCTTCTTGTGGTGGTAAAAATTCAGGTATACCACGAACATCAGTAACACCAGCTTCTACAGGGCTTTGTATACCTTTAATTTCATTAGCAAATAATTGAGCAGCTTCTATATCACCAGCAGTATGAGCCTTAATTAATGCTGCTTTTAGTTGGTCTATTCTAGTTGCCATTATTCAACTCCGTATGATTTCAGAATATCTGCTTTATTTCTTGGCTGTGTTGATGGTTGTGTTTTTTTGTAATTAACAATAATTTTAGAAGGGTCAAGATTATTAGCCTTTGCAATTTCTTCATATTGTTTATCGTAATTTAACTTAGTATTTTCTGCTGCTTTGTATAATTGAGTAGCAATGTTTCTAAAGTCTTCTCTTTGACTTGGTGTTAATTTTTCACCTCTTGATAACCTAGAGTAATAGTTTGTTGCTTTGTCAAGAACACCAGTAGCATCCATAGCAATATAAAGTTCTGACTCACGAACAACTGAACCTGGGTCTAATAACTTCATAAATTTAGTAGCTGCTGTTAAGTCACCTGCTGCTGATACAGCATTAAGACCTGCTGTAATTTGACCATAAGCAGATTTCATTTCATTAAACCCTTTAACTTCAGGAGTACTAAGATAATCTTTTCTAGTTTCCTGCTCCTGTTTAAATATGTCTTGTTTAGTTTGACCAAATTTTTTAATATTTGGTGATATAGTAGTAGTTGCACTTGGCTGTATTGTTTGTGTTGACGGTGTAACTTGACCAGGTTTTGTAGTAATTTGTGGCTGAGTCATATCTGCTGGTTGAGTTGTAACACCTTCTTCACCATATATTGGCTCTAATATATTAGACGGTAATTTAGATGCTGGTATTTGTACACGAACATAATATTCATTTCCATTTTCATCCATTCTTACTTGGTCTACATATTTGGGTGATGTAAGTTGTCTATAAGCAAGAGCAAATGCAGGTGTCTTTCTTATTCTTTCGCCTTCTGGTGTCTTTTCAGAACCTCTAGCTAATAGATTAAGTGATGAACCTTCTACTCCTGTGCCAAAACCAGCTAATCCACCAGACTCTTTACCAATAGCTTGGTCAAGTATTTTAATTTGATTTTGAGCATTAGTGTATGAAGCATCATCTTGTTTAACAGCAGAAAGAGCTTCACGTCTTTTCATTAACTTTTCTAATGGCGTTAAACCTTCCATTTCAAGTTTTCTAGCACCTTGCTCTAATTCTAATTGTTTAACTTTACCTGCTAACGCTTGGTCATAAGCACCTTGTGATGATTGCATACCACCTAAAAATGCTTTACCTAAATATGGTAATGCAGAGCCAACATTTAAGTTTTTAGGTGTTGCTAA